AAACGGACATCACGCTTGAAGTTCGTCCGCGCCTGATATTCCCAATCCATCGCCCGTGTGGCGTTCTTTTTGGCCTCGGCAACGTCGTCGCTGTCTTTGGTCATACGCCCATCCACGAGGCGTTGCCGGCGCGTTGAATGGTGGCGCGGAATGGCTTGATGGTGTTGGGTTTCCGCTCGCGCAACGCAACGCCGAGGTAGCGGAAAGCGTCCGCCCCATGCGACGCCCAATTGTGCAACGGTTTCATCGATCGTTCCTTGGTTTCAGGGTCAACGTCGTATTGATAATGGCGCAGGCATTGCAGCCCGTCTGCGGTTTTCGACTGGTCAAACCATGCGCGCCCGAACACCGCTCGAGCCGCTTCAATGCCTTCTTTGACGCTGGTTTTCGGCGTGATCCGCACCTTGTGCCCGACTGCGCGCATCTGTTGCGCAATCGTCCGTTCAGAGGCCAGCAGTTCGTTCTCAGCGTCGTGCGGGAGCCAATGCTCACCGTAAATGTATGGCCGTTCCTGCACCACCTTCAGGTAATGTTGCAGCGCGTGGCCTGAGTTTTCGTAGTAGTCGATCAACCGGAACTCAAACCCGACGATCTGCGCGAACCAAATCGCGGTCTTGTCAGCGCGGCCCAAATCCCAAAACGTATCAACCGGCTTGGCGGCATCGTAGGGCACGCTCGATATGCGGCCTTCCTCGGTCGCCTTGCGCATCTCGTGGGCATAGATCGCGCCGTCGAGCGTCTGCCGGCAATGACCTTCCCAAACGGTCAGATAGGCGTCAGGGTCAACGGTCTTTAGATGCTCCATCTCGTCATGCAGCACCTGCGGAAACCACGGATTGTCACGCCAGCCGATCTTGCGAACCTGCGCGCCAGGCGGGGGATGCCCGACAAAACGCTGGTAGGTTTCATCGCTTTCAAGCTCGGGGTTGAACGTGACCCATATTTCCGACTTGTCCTTTCGGATGGTCGGGATCAGCGTATCCCATGACGATTTGCGCACGGTCTGCGCTTCCTCAACCCAGCAGATGTCAACGGCTTCCGTCGATTTCACGCTGGCAATGTTGTGGCGTAGGCCCTCGAACAAAAACGCGGTGCCGTTGCGACCCAGGATCGTCGTCTTTTGCACGTCATAGAAACCGGCCAGCCCCATCGCCGCGATCTGGTCCTTGAGCAGCGCGTGCACGCTGTCGCCGATCGACGACTGAAACTCACGGGCACAGAGGATGCGGAGAGGCGATTGAACCCCCAGGATCAGCAATGCCCGCGCCACGCCCCAGGACTTCGCAGCGCCGCGCCCGCCGTAAAGCACCTTGTAACGGGCAGGCTCGAACAGCAGAGACAACGCCTCAGGAAACTCCGGTTCAATCTGGCCGGACAAATCGCACCGCAATCGACGATGGCAGCGGCTCGCCGTCCGGCCCGCTCAACGCCACGGTCGCCTTGCCGTCGAGCCTGTCGATAATGGAGTTGATCGCAGCCAACCGACGCCCGCTGTCGGGATCTGTGGTGGCAATGTCGTCAAGCGCCTCTGCGTAGGATATGCGCCTCGCCTCAAAATACAGGTGCATCGCCGCCTTGCCAGCTTTGCCCGCGCTTTTGGCTTCCGGTGCCGGCTGGCTGTCTGCGGTCCATGCGGGCGGCATACCGTTCGCCGCGCCGCCCCAACCGGCCCCCTTTGCCTCGCCGCCAATGCCAGCACCTTTCGCCGGACGGTATTCGCTACCGCCTGGCTGCCAGTTCGGATTGCCCGGCATTAGGTATAGGTGCCGAGGCCCACGTTGGTGATCGTCACAACCGGCGCGGCAATGGTGCCGCTGTAAACCACCACGAAATCGCGGAAAGTGGTGGTTGCAACGGTCGCAGTGCCTGTAACAGTCACGCGGTCCCGCCTGCGAGCGTCAGAGTGCCCGCGCCAGAGTTGGAGATGCGCAACATGTAGCCCGCACCGATAAACGCGGTCGGATCGTCCTGGAACATCTGCAACGCCGTGCGTGTGGTCTGCGTGCCGGGCGTGGCGTTGGTGGTGATGACCACGACTTCGCTGCCGCCTGTGATGACGCCAGCCGCCAACGTGCCGACAGTGGCGTTGAGCGCGCTGAGGATTGTTTTGGTCTGCGGCAGGATTTCCGCCGTATCCATTAGGCGGACACCCGGCCCGCCAAGAGTGCTTGCCATTTCCGTTATGCCATGTTCAGGCCGAGGGTCATCATCCGCCACTTCGCAGCGGTCGGATCGTAGAACCCTTGGAAAATGTCGGTCTTGGCAGCGGTGGCGGTCAGCGTCGGAGCAGTGCCATTGGTCGGCCAGGAGAAGCTTGCCGGCCATGTCACAAGACGCGAGCCGGTAGCGTCCTGTGTGACGCTGATGGTGATGACCTGACCCGGCGCGATGCCTGTCGGGGTGGACATGGTGCGGCTGGCACCAAGGGTCCACGTGAAATGGCTTGATCCGGTGCAGTCCCAAACCTGGGTTGCGCCGTCCGTGACAACAGTGGGAGCGCCAAACGTGGCAATCGGTGAACCGGCCATGAGTTTAGTCCTTCATCGGGAATATGACGCCTCACGGCGCGGGTTTTGGGCAAAAAAAACCACCCGAGCGATAGTCGCAGGGGTGGCGTTGACCCTCGCTAGCAGGTTATTTGCGGCGCGTCAAATTATTTCCTCCCAGTCCTGCCAGACGAGGTAAGGACTTACTCGAATGACTGGGCTGGGAAGGCTGGGCTGGGAAGGCTGGATTTCCTTTCATTTGATCATATTTGCCCTTTGGACCTTTCACCAAAGCTGCCGCGTGCATCCTTTCATGGATTTCCGACAAAACCTTGTAATTTGACGCCATTTACCGCCCCACCCCCCAACCATCCGCCAACCGCTCCAACCCCGCCCGCAACGCCGGAATGCCGCCTGGATAGGACGTGGCCCAACTCGCATAGCAGCACACGCCCCGAACCGGCATCCATAGGTCGCCCACGATCCGCCGCGCAGCCTCCACGGTCTCGAAATTGCGCTGCATCGCCTCGTAACGCTCCTCCTCGGTTTGCGTTTCTTCGCCGTCGTCAAGCCCCGGATCGGACGCATACAGCGCCGCCGATGTGACCTTAGGCCGGAACCATGACCCGGCATTAGCGGCGCGCAACCGCATGCCCGCTTCGTATTGGCGGACCGTGATTTGGCCGGCTAGCGCATAATGATCCAGCGCGTCCTGCGCCACCTGCCGCGCTACGATCTTGCCACGGTAAATTGCGTCGGTGGTCAGCCTAGCACGCGCTGCAATGCCGTCTGCGCCGAGATCTGGTGCTGCGTTTGTCATCGCCCAATCCTCCATGCCGTCAAACCCCAAACCGCCCGCTCGGCATTGATCGCCGCGATATTTCGCGCGACCCCATGCCGATCAGCCCAAGCGCACGCGCTGTTGATATCGATTGTCTCCGGTGGCCCAAGCGACGGCGGCTCAACCGGCCCTGCATCGAGAGCCGCAATACGAGCCATCTTGGCCCGATCAGCGCGCCGTAAATTTTCGACGGTCAACATCTTAATGCCCAGCTTCTCCGCTATCTCCCGCGCCGTGTAGCCGCCCTCTGCCCATAGCGCGCGGATTTTGTCGGACATGCAGGCGCGGCCATGATGCCAGGATCGAGTGGAACGCCCCGCTAGCGTGTTTTGACCGTCGCCCGCACCTACCCTACCAGACGACGCGCTAGAACGGTCTGGTGGGGCGTCTGACAACGCGCGCGCGCATGTTTCGGGGTTGGTCACAGCTTCATTCATCCCCATTGGCCGCGCCCGTATCTGAGAAACTGCCCTCGCGTCAGCCAAACCCACACATAAACCGGCGGTCCATCGTAGCGAGGCCCCAACCCTCGCAACCGCTCGATTTCCTCCGCCGCCTCTAGCCGCTCGGCTTCAATGCCCGACATGTTGTAGACATCGACGTATCTGCCCGCTGAATCCCTCCATCGGCACCAACGCAGGCGCTCGGCAATATCTTTCATAATGCCCTCCCCAACCGCGCAATCTCCCGCTGCAAATACCAGATTGCCTTTTCCAGATCCGGCACCGCGTCCCCTTTCTCGCCGGCCCTCCAAACGTATTTGACCGCGTTGCCCCGGTTGAAATTCATATGCTCGGTGATCTGGATGCACTCGATGCCGCTGGGATGGTTGGTGTAGTGCGGCGGATGGTTCACGGGGTCGTTCGCCACGTGGTCCACATCGACCGCAGTCCCGGCCCATGCTCGGCAGGTGATCGGTGCGGTCATTAGCCCTTCGCCTTCAGAGCTGCCTGAACGATCGGATTAGCCGCACGTTGAGCCGCGAGCAACTCCGGCGGGTATGGTTTGACCGACAATGCCGGCGCTGCTTGGTCCGGTTTCTGCCCCGCGTTCGCGATCGGACCATAGAAGCCCGCAGGCTTGTTTGTCGCGATGTCCGCCACTGCCCTAGCTGCCATACGCCGCGCCTGTGCTGGCGTGGCATCCTCGCGAGGCTCAGGGGGGGATATGATGGCCCATGCGGCGGGTGACATCTGGCGGATGAGACTGCCGAGCCGATCACGTCCCGCGTCGGTGGTTTTCGTCGGCAGGTGATCGCGATAGAATTTGACCCATGATCGGTCCATCTCGGCCAGGCCGTCAGTTGGTGCGGCGAGGCGCGGCTGGCTTTGCGATACCGAGGCCCGCCATTCCGTGATTTTTTCAACCATCGTGGCAAATGCCGGGAAATACTGGCACCGCTCGGCAACGTAAAGCGCGCTTTCCTGCCCGAATGCGGATTTGTCGAACCGGGCTGCGAGTGCCTTGGCGATGTTTGCCAATCGGTCTTTGTCGGGGCGGCCCTCGCTGCCGTGGTTGCACAGATCCACCAGAACGGCGGCCCATGTCGCTGCGGTGCGAACCGCTTGCAGGTCATGCGTCAATGGTAATCTCCTTTTCGTCGGTGGTGGTGAGCATGTCGAAAGTGCCGATACCCCAATCCCGTCGCGCTGCCGAGAAGTCGCCGCCGGTGCTGACGGTGCCGATGGGCGCAACCTCGGCCATATGCGAGCCGCGATTAAGCCACACGGCAGGGCCTGGGATAAACTGCGGCTTGTCGGTTTGAAACGGGAATGACCGGACAGCCTCGATGATCTGTTCGGGTGGCATTTTCTGACAGGCTTTCGCGAACGCTTTCTGTGCCGCGATCTTGTCCGGCTTGACCATTTGCCCCGACGACAAACGGGCAGGATATGCCGCCCAAAAGATCGCGAAATAATCCGTTGCGATGATGGCAATCTCAGCGCCGACAGGCGCGGCATCTTCGGTCAGATCGAACTCTGGGGGTATGGGGGTTTTCTTACTTAAACTTTCTTTCTTGGGTTTCTTTAGGATTATGGG